GGTATCGACGTTGCACTCGCGGGCCTCGCGTATTCATCGGGCAAAGCCGCGGACGATCTGAATACATTATCGCAAGTCACGGGCATTTCAACCGATGAATTACAGAAATACAAGGCGGCCGCCGATCTCGTTGACGTATCTGTTGAAACGATCGCGAAATCGCAAAACAAACTTAAAAAAACTATGTATTCGGCGTCTCAGGGCTCGAAAAGTGCTTCGGACGCGTTCGAGGCATTGGGCGTTTCAGTAACGGACGCGAACGGCGATTTGCGCGGGCAAGATGAAGTCTTTACGGAAGTAATCCAAGCCCTCGGCAAAATGGAAAATGAAACCGAACGCGACGCGATAGCAATGCAAATCCTCGGCAAGAGCGCGACGGAATTAAACCCGCTAATTGAGGACAACGGCGAAACATACAAACGCGTCTCCGACGTATTTTCAAAAAACGGCCTTGACATAGTCGACGAGGAAACCATAAAAAGGGCCAACGATTTTAACGACACGATCGACGAAGTCAAAATGACATTCACCGCGGCCATTTCATCGGTGGGAATGCAACTCGCGGGATATCTCGCACCCGCCGCGGAAAAAGTCGCCGCGGTCATTGAAAAAATAGCGGGGTGGTTATCCAAATTATCACCCGAAACGCTGGCAATAATCGGCACGATCGCGGCCGTCGTCGCGGGCCTTGCTCCCGTGCTATTGATAGTCGGCAAATTGGCGTTTGCCATTTCCTCGATTATGGGGCTATTGTCAACGTTGGGTGTTACGATCGGCGCCGTTATGTCGGTCGCGCTCCCGATAGTCGGAATAATCGCGGGCATTATTGCCATCGGTGTACTGTTATATAAGAATTGGGACACGATAAAAGAAAAGGCCCTTGAATTGAAGGATTGGGTAGTTACCAAATGGACGGCGTTAAAAGACGGCGTAATAACGGCCGTGCAAAACCTGAAAGACAAAGTTTTGTACTATTGGGAAGCGCTCAAAATCGGCATTTCAGTTATTGCGGACGCGATCAAATACGCGATCACGCACCCGATCGAAGCGGCCTTCACGGTAATAAAGGGCATAATCGACAAGATAAAAAATTTATTTAGCAACTTTAATATAACATTGCCGCATATCAAGCTCCCGCACTTCCAAATCGATCCGCCTGGGTGGAAAATAGGCGACCTATTAAAAGGCGTTATCCCGTCATTGGGTATTGAATGGTACAAGACGGGCGGCATTTTCAATTCGCCGCGTGTTATAGGCGTAGGTGAGGCGGGGCCTGAAGCCGTTATCCCGATCGACAAATTGCGCGAGATCCTCGGCGAAACCAACGGGATGACGGTCAACGTTTACGGCTCCGATAATATGAGCGTAAACGAATTAGCGGACAAAGTAGTGCAGAAAATCATAACGGCAGAAAAGAGGAGGGCGCAAGCGTGGGCGTAAGTGCAATATATAAGGGCTTGACGTTCGACAATGTCAACTCGAAAAATTACGGCGTATATATCACGGGCGAAGCGGTATATAACGCGCCTGAGCGTGACGCCGAAGCGATAACCGTACCAGGACGAAACGGCGCGTTTATTTTGGATCGCGGGAGATTTGAAAACATAACCGTCACATACCCCGCGGGTTTATTCGGCGACGATCAAACGAACTTCGCGAACGGTATTCGCGACTTCAGAAACGCGATCGCGTCCCGCGTCGGTTATTGCCGACTTGAAGATGAATACAATACGGACGAATACCGCCAGGCCGTATACAAAAGCGGCCTTGACGTCTCCCCCGCCTCGATGAATCGGGCGGGGCGTTTTGATATTACGTTCGATTGTAAGCCTCAGCGCTTCCTGAAAAGCGGCGAAACTGAATCATCGATCGCAAACAATGGCAAAGTAAACAACCCGACATTATTTGACGCGCGCCCATTGTTGAAATTCAATTCGACGGGCGCCGACGGAACGATAAACCTCGGGACGCAGTCAATAACCGTTATAAGCGCATATGTCGGCGTCGTTCCGCTTGACTTGACGAAACAAGCGACAACCGCGGCGGGCTATACGTTCGTGGATAACGTAACAATAAATAATACGAGCGTTTACAAATCAGGCGACACGATCACATTCAACGGCGCGAAGGCGTCGTTTTATTTCTCGGCAACGGGCAAAATTGCAAATGTAACATTTTCAAACGCCTCGGGATTGACGGCAATGGCCGACATAAGAAGCACGAATTTTACCGTGGATCTTACGGCAACCGCGGCGACATTTACCGCGGGCACATCGTCGACCGTCAACAAAACGATCGACGTAACCGTAACGCCGCAGAGCGGCACGGCTCAAACTAAAACATTCACGTTGACATATGCGTATAACGGCAATAATACGATCGTCGTTCGTTGGAGCAATCAGGCCTATACAAATATATCATACATCGCGGCCCGTTCTAAGAATTCGGGCAATTATTCGGGCGAGGCCGACTCGACCGTGAACAACTTGCAAAATGTCGATATATATATCGATTTGGATATCGGCGAGGCGTATTCGATAGACGCAAGTAATAATGCCGTATCATTAAATAATTTTGTCAACTTGGGCGGCGAACTTCCATATTTGCCCCCAGGCGAAACAACGATCACATATTCAAACAGTATAACCAATTTTAAAATTACCCCGAGATATTGGCGCATATGATCCCGATTTTATACGAAAAAACTGAAACCGCATTCAATAATAACGGCATTGGGCGCCTTCGCGATTGTCTCTCGGCCGTTTGCATTGAGGAACGCAACGGGATATTTGAACTTGATTTTGAATACCCCGTGAACGGCGCAAATTACGACGAAATACAATTCGGGCGATTTGTCGGCGTAACCCACGACGAAAACGGCGACATTCAGCCCTTCGAGATCGTGGGGCAGACAAGGCCCATTAATGGCGTCGTTACATTTCACGCGGTGCATTTGTCATATAGGCAAACGCAAATGGTAACGAGCGGAACGAACATCAATTCTTTATCGGACGCGTTCACGTTATTAAAAAGCGCGGCGCCGTCGAATCCGTTTGAATATTACACGGATATTACAAGCGCGGCATATATGGCAGCCGCAGACGGAACGCCCCGAAGTGTTCGACAGTTATTGGGAGGCGTTCAGGGCTCAATTTTGGACGCATATGGCGGCGAATTCAAATTTGACGTATGGAATGTTTATTTGTACCAAAACCGCGGCCAAATCCGCGATTTTGCCATTAGGTACGGCGTTAATTTATTAGAGTATAACGAGGATATTTCATACCAGGGCACATTTACATCGTGCGCGGCGTATTGGATAGGCTCAGACGGTACGATCGTAACAACGACGGCGACATTGAACGAAGCGGGATATAACGGAAATGATATTCGCGTCCCGCTTGATTTATCCGACAAATTCGAGAGCGAGCCGACAACGTCGCAACTTGAAACGGCGGCCCTTGCATATATGCAAAACAATCAAACGAATTTACCCGCGCAAAGCATTCAAGTCGATTTTGTACGCCTCGCCGATATGGGCGAATTTGCCGCGTTTCAGGATCTCCTAAAATGCAACCTATGCGACACGATAAAGGTAATATTTCCAATGTATAACGTCTCGGCTAATTTTAAGATCGTGCGGACTGAATGGGACGTATTACGCGGCGCATATAATTCTATGGAATTGGGCACATTGCCGACGACGTTATCCGAAGCGTTGGGGATTAATAGCACGTCAACAATGACAACAAGCGGCGGCGGCTCAGGCCTTGACTACATAACCGAGGAAGGCACCGAGGGCATATGGGCGTATAGAGTATGGGCAAGCGGTATCGCCGAATGTTGGGGCACCCTTGAAGAATCTATCACGGGGTGGACTGCGTGGGGTAATCTTTACGAGGGCACCGCGTCGACACACACGGCGACATATCCCAACGGATTATTTACAAGTGCGCCCGACTTTTTCGCGAATTCAAAAGGAACGTCCCAGGGCTATTTGACGGAGATATACGGCGCGGGCTCAGCAACGACCACGCCGCAAGTTTATGCCGTAAGACCGAACAACTCAGGATCAACGGGCGTTTATCGTTTCAGTTTATACGCAATAGGTGGCGGCTCGTTGACGCGTGACGTTTTACTAACCCAGGAGGGCGACACTTTAATATTCTCATAAAGGGGAGCAAATGGCAGTCGATATAGTATTAAAAGACATAGAATGGGACGGAATCAACAAGATAAAAGTACCCCTTGAAGGTGGAGGGACGCAAGACTTTACCATTGGCGGCGGAGTTACTCCGACAGGAAATATCGACATCACACAAAGCGGCGTTACTGATGTCACAAACTATGCGACCGCAACCG